GTATTCAGTGGTCACTTTCATCACAAGAATGATGATGGGCAGATATTCTATCTTGGTACTCCCTATGAGATTTATTGGAGCGATTACAATGATCCAAAGGGATTTCATATCTTTGATACAGAAGAGAGAACACTGGAACGTGTCATAAATCCATATACAATCTATAAGAAGATTTACTATGATGATTCGCAGAATGATTACTCCAAACATGATATAACCCAATATAAAGATCACTATGTCAAGTTGATTGTGGTGAACAAGAAAGACTTGTATGAGTTTGATAAGTTTACTGATAAACTTCTGGCTGCAGATTGTTATGAGGTTAAAATCATAGAGGACTTTTCAGAACTAGATGCAAGTAATGTTTCAGATGATATAGTAGAAAATGCCGAAGATACTATGACACTGTTAGAAAGATATGTTGATGAACTAGATGTATCTTTAGATAAGACTAGACTAAAAACTACTATAAAAGCATTATACAATGAGGCCCAAGATTTAGAAATATGAAGATTATTGATAATTTTTTGTCTGAGGAGAAAGTTAAGGCTCTTAATGAATTACACATAGAATATGCAAAGGTTCATTGGATAGGGTATAGTTATTATAGTAAAACTAATCCTATGATGGATATAGTTCTGGAATCTAAGAAGTTTCTGAGTAGTCATGCTCATGGTGCGACTGCATGGTATAACGTAAGACCTATAGACCCTGTTTGGCATAATGATATTTTATCTTATAATGACGAATATCCTACTGATCATCTACCAGAGTATACTTTTCTATATTATATGAGAGAACCCGATAGTGGTGGACATTTAGAGGTAGGTGGAAAAGATTGGAAAGTTAATGAAACTATTGAACCTAAGGCCAACCGTTTAGTTTATTTTGATGCGACTTTGACACATAGAGTGCAACCTTATGAGGGAAATAGGGTATCACTTGCATGGGTGTGGTGGAAACAAACACCAGACAGATATGAACCTTTGACAAATACATCGTATCAAGTATTAGAGAGAGTTTGGACATGAAGATTTTAATTATGGGTTTGCCTGGTTCTGGTAAGACTTGGTTAGGTGAAAGACTAGGAAAACACTTTGGTATTCCTTATTGGGACGGAGATGATGTTAGACGAATATATAATGATTGGGAGTTCTCACAGAGAGGGAGAGAACAACAAGCATTGCGTATGCGGAGACTTGCAGAAGTAGACCCTATAAGTATTTCTGGGTTCATTTGTCCTTTGCCTGGATATAGGTCTTTTTTCTTTCCCGACAAACTTATTTTTATGGATACCATTAAAGAATCAGAATATGAAAATACAAATAAACTATTTAAACCACCACACAAATATGACTTGAGGATAACAAAATGGATAGACGAAAACCAACTGTTCAAATGCTTGGACGATATCAGCCATGGCACGAAGGACATACAGAACTTTTCAGAAGAGCTCATGCAAAAACTGGCCAAGTTATAATTATGGTTCGTGATACAGGAGAAAAGTATCACAGTAGAAATGATATGTTGTATTCTCTTAAACAGGCTGGGTTTAAGTATGGAGTAGACTACGAGATTATGGATGTTCCTAATATTGTAAACATCACTTATGGTAGAGATGTTGGATACAAGATTGAGCGAGAGAGTTTTGGTCAAGAGATCGAAAGTATTAGTGGAACAGAAATAAGAAATAAAATGGAAGGCGTTTATAGTTGATGGAGATGCAACTAATTGATTGGAGAGTTGCTACTCTTTTTGTTCAAGATAGACATTATAGTTCTGTTATGCCTAGATTAACAAAACACTGGTTGGGTTGTTATGAAGATGAAAAGTTAGTAGGAGTATTAACTTTAGGATGGGGAACTAGACCTAAACATACTATACAAAAAATATTCCCAGAGTTGGATACAAAAGATTATTATGAGATAGGAAAAATGTGTATGGATGAATCTATGCCTCGTAATTCTGAATCACAGATGTTATCCAAAACAATAGAATGGATGAAAAAAAATACACCAGATAGAAAATATCTTTACACTTGGGCAGATGGCATAGTTGGAAAGCCTGGGTATGTTTATCAATCTGCTAATTTTCTTTATGGTGGATTTATTTGGAGTGATGTATATGTTACAGAAGAAGGTGAAAAGATACATCCTAGAACTATGGGTAAATATATTAAAGGTGCAAGGCCAACTTTTGAAGAACGTAAGGAATTAAATATTTCTAGTGTATTTGGAAAACAGTTTAGATATATTTATCCATTAAATAAAAAGGCAAGAAAATATTTGAAACAATCAACGTGTGAATGGAATACTAATTATCCTAAAGATAAAGATTTAGGATGGAAAATAAAACCAGCAGGTGAAAAGAGTTATGTTTATTCTGATACAATACCATTTGATTATGATGGTTCTAATACAAAATTTAATTCTCAAAATGTAGATAAAGTATCAGTAAAGTATGGAGTTGGGAATTTGGAGGCTTTTCTTTGATTAAATTTAAATATGTTAGATGGAAGAATTTCCTATCTACAGGTAATAACTTTACAGAGATTCAATTAGATAGAAGTAATACCACTCTTATTATAGGAGAGAACGGAGCTGGTAAGTCCACCATTCTGGATGCATTGTGTTTCGGTTTATTTGGTAAAGCATTTCGTCCTATCAGTAAGTCTCAGATGATTAACTCTGTGAACAATGGTGGTACTATTGTAGAGGTAGAGTTTGAGATAGGTTCCAAGAAGATAAAGGTTATACGTGGTATTAAACCTAATAAGTTTGAGATATACATTAATGATAAGATGTATAATCAGGATGCAAATGTGAGAGACTACCAGAACTATCTGGAACAGCAAATTCTTAAACTAAACTACCGAAGTTTTACTCAGGTAGTTATACTTGGTAGTTCTACGTTCATTCCTTTCATGCAACTTAAAGCAAGACACCGCCGTGAGGTGGTAGAAGAGATTCTTGACATTCAGATTTTCTCTATTATGAATATGATTCTCAAACAGAAATTAAAAGATATAATGACTGAGGCCAAGGATATAGAGTACCAACATGATTTATCTTCAGAAAAGATAACTCTGCAAGAAAAATTTATAGAGGATATGAAAGAAACCAATATTCAGTTGGTGAAAGAAAAGACGGAATCTATTAAAGGTAATATAGAAGAAATACAGAAGAAGAATAGTATTGTTACTGAAAATCAGGTAAGTATAGACCAACTATTAAAAGATATTACTGATAAAGATAGTGTAAATAAAAGACATACCAAACTAAAAGACTTAAAGAGTACTTTACGAGAGAAACATAGATCACACTCTAAGGATGTTGACTTCTTTGAGAATAATGAGGATTGTCCCACTTGTCAGCAACATATTGATGAACTTTTTAAAGAAAATATGATAAAGACTAAGAATAAAGATGTTGTTAAATTCTCAAATGCATTAGAAGAAATGGAATCTGCATTAAAGATGACAAATAAGAGACAAAAAGAGATTTCGGATATTGCAGATAAAATAAGAGAACTTGAAGTTGATATTGCTAAAGAGAATAGTTCGATTACGCAATTAGAAAAGTTTAACTCTACATTGGAGTCTGAGATTAATAGTTTAGAATCCTATGATGTGAATAAAGCAGATCATGATAAGTTAAATGATTTAAAAACTTTAGTTACAAACCTAGAAGACCATAAGTCGAGACTAAGAGAAGACCAGACCTACGCAGAAGCTGTACGTAATATGTTACAGGATACAGGTATTAAGACTAAGATTATTAAACAGTATCTACCTATTATGAATAAATTGATCAATACGTATCTAACTTCTATGGAGTTCTATGTTAACTTTACTTTGGATGAGAACTTTGAGGAAACAATAAAATCACGTTATCGTGATGAGTTTTCTTATCCGTCATTTAGTGAGGGTGAGAAGATGCGTATTGATCTTGCACTACTCTTTACATGGAGGGCAGTTGCGAAGATGAAGAACTCTGCAAATACCAATCTTCTTATACTAGATGAGATTTTTGATAGCTCTCTCGATTCTGGTGGTACAGATGAATTTCTCAAGATTCTCAATACGTTAGGTGGAGAGAACGTGTTTGTAATTAGTCATAAACAAGATGCGTTAGTTGATAAATTTAAGAGTACGATAAAGTTTGAGAAAGTAAAGAACTTTAGCCATGTCGTACTATGATGCAATTTTATTCACAGATTTAGAAGGCACTCTTGTTCCTGTTAAGACAACAGGTGCATTTAAAATTGCTAGTGTACTAAGACAGAAAGGTTATTCTGTTAAGGTCATTAGTAATACCATTTATATCATGAATAACCATGCCCAACTCCTCTATGATTATATTGATAGTCATGTGGGAAAGAACACTATGTTTATAGGGTTCAGCACTACGTTTATGCAGAGCGTAGATGTATTAAAACCACTGATAGAAAGAATATATCTAAGACATCCCCATGTAAAAATTGTTGTAGGGGGACATGGGTTTAAAACCAAAGAACTTTTAAAAGACGATAAGGTAGACCATTGGGTGAGGGGTTTATCAGAAAATAGTATCTTTGATGTTATTAGTGATAACAAATTACCTCGTATAGTAAATGATCCCACACATGCTTCTTCTTACAACTTCCATGATAGCGTTCCATTATTTTCTAAGGAAGATGTTGTGATGCCAAATGAAGTCTTGCCGTTAGAGGTTAGTAGGGGGTGTATCTTTAAGTGTAAATTTTGTTCGTTTTTTCTTTTGGGTAGAAAATATTCAGATAATTATCTTCGGAGTGAAGACAGTATATACGATGAGCTTAAATTTAATTATGATCATTTTGGAACCACACAGTATCATATGATGTGTGATACTTTCAATGAGAGAACGGATAAACTACTTTATTTACAAAAAGCAATTAATAGAGTAAAGATAGATATTAATTTTTGGGCATATATGAGACTTGATCTTATTCATGCCTATCCAGAACAGATAGATTTATTAAAAGAAATGGGAGTCAGGAACGTATTCTTTGGAATAGAAAGTCTGCATGATCCTTCTTCTAAGGCCATAGGTAAGGGGTTCGGTAGGGAAAAGACAATAGAGATGATACATAGATTGAAAGAAGCTTGGGGTAAAGATGTGTTCTTGCATGGTTCTTTTATCGTGGGATTACCACATGAGACTCCAGACACAGCTGCAGAGTGGTGTGAGATGTTAGCAAATCGGGATATACCATTTGACAGCACAGGTATTGGAGGGTTACGTATACAACCTAGAAGAGCGGTTAA